GGGTTCGAATCCGACCCTCTCCGTTAGCACAACACAAGCCCCCACATCAGGGGGTTTTTTAGTAGCTTAACGATAGGCGTTGCTTATATCCCAAATGACCTCCATGAAACTGACGGACCTGATGCAGGAGATGAAAGACCTGTATCCCATTGAACCTTCAACCTACAAGAATTGGCTGAAGGCAGCAGGACCATTAGGCGACATCAAAATTTCTGACGTAGACAAACAAGTTGTTAAACGTTACAGAATGCTACAGCTCAAACAGTGGGCTCCCACAACACTGACGACACGCATCAGCTCACTCAAAGGGTTGTGGAATAAAGCAATTGAATGGGAAATGTATGACGGTCAAAACCCTTGGCTCAAAGCAGCAAAAGGTTTGAAGAACAGACGACGTGACCCTGACTTCCATCCATGGGAATACTACGAGTATTATCACAATGACCCATACTTTGTATGCCTCTGGTACACAGGTATGCGTATCAGCGAAATTGCTGGTATCTATAAAGAGAATATTGTGACAGATGCAGAGATACCCTATTTTGATTTGGTACACCAACCAAACAGAAAACTAAAAAATGACCCTTCCATCAGGAAGGTTCCTATTCACCCTGCTTGTTTACCCTATGTAGAACGACTGTACTTATCAAAGGCAGTTGAACCTGGCAAAAGCTGGAGTGATAACTTTCGGAAGAACATGAAACTTCCGTTAGGCGTTGGCGCTCATTCGTTACGTCATAGTTTTACGAGCAGAATGAACGAAGCTGGATGCCTTGACCGCATTCAAGATGAACTCCTGGGCCATGCACCTGCAACATTAACAGGCAGATATGGCAAAGTAACACTGGAGATGAAGTACAAAGAGATACTCAAACTCAAGTAGCTACCGCAATACCACACTAACCACACTACTCTCTATAAAGTGCATTTTTAATAGTAGGGAGGGGGGAATAACGGAATAGGTTTATAGGAAACAGCGCGGTTTAGTGTGGTTAATGTGGTTTTGTGTTTTTGTAGAATAGTTAATGAACTTGCATAAAACCAATGTTGACATTATTGCGCCCAATTTTGTTTAGCTTCTTGACTTCAACTAGAGTCAAAATGTTGATTATAGAACTACTGGAAGCTCTTGCTGCAAAAAGCGAGAACACTCTTGATGACAGAGCAGTTGCTGTAGTAAGGGATGCTTTGCTCCCAAAGAGCTGATTGTTCCATTAATAATTGATGAATCACTGAAAAAGTGGAAAGAAGTACAACCTGAACCGGAATCAACAGTAGAGTTCACTGAAATACTTGACGGTGAAACTTTACTTGGCGGAGAAATGCGACTCAGTTTTAAACCTGATAATGATACTACTCCATGAAGAATCATTAGCTGGTTAGACTTTAGCTAAGTTGCTTACAACAACTACATGGGATACGCAGAAGAGTGGGGCGAACTTATGTTCAGTCTCCAGTGCCTTTCAAAAGGCTCCGCCAAGCGACAGTTCAGAGAAGACATTCGGTATAGTTTCGGAGGGCTATGTGCATACTGCAGAATAAGAAGAGCTGACACTCTTGACCATTTAAAACCACGTTGTAAAGGTGGGAGTAATTTAAGGTCTAACTTAGTGCCTTGCTGCAAAGAGTGTAATCACTCCAAAGGTAGTGAATTATGGCTACCCTGGTATCAACGACAGCCTTTTTACAATGCTGTTGCACAAGAGCTAATTGAAGAATGGATTGCTAACAAGCGAATGGACTTAGATGATTATGCCGAACGAATTGACGATAGAACAGCGGTTTGCATTACAGCGAGCACGTTATGAAGTAGCACGAATGAGCCGTGGTGCACTAGAGAAGACAGCTGTAAGGCTACTCAAGTCACGCATGGAACAAAAGAATGGCGTGCAAGAGTTACTAATGGGCAACGGCATTCTGTTTAAAGTGCAGGAAATGCAAAACGGATTGCCTGAAATTATTTCTGAAGATACTTTCATTGAGCTATTGAAAATGCAAGATGACACTATGCCATCTGACATTATGGACGAAGGTTGGGAGATTGACGACATTGATGACGACGGTCTCACAATGATGTGATATCTATTAGACTACATTTAGTTTAGATACAAATATGGAATACGCCATCGTAGGAGCAGTCGTTTCGCTGCTAGTCAGTATGAAATTTACGGACTACAAGTCTAAAAAAACAGACGAACGTCTCAAAGGTTTAGAAGATAACGTTGAGCTAGTCACAACTGCAGTGCAAACTTCAGAGGCAGAAGCGCCCAAGAAAACACTGATGATTGTTGAACCAGTTGCTAAGGCAGTGAAAGAACTGCAGACAGCTATTGGCGTGCAGTGAGACTGACGCAAATATTTAAGCACTACAGTGCACCTCATCAGATTGCAGCAATTCAAATGCTGGAAGATGCTATTCCAGATGAACTGCTTGATAGAAATGCCGATTGGATACAGTGCTTCTTTTCAGAACCTGCTCCTAAAGAACCACTTATAATGGTAGAAAAGCCGTAGGATTATAGTGTCTGCCTTTAGAAGTGACCCAATTGACAGACGTCGATTAAATATGCGTGACCGCAATGACCTAAATCAAGGCGGTGGATACGCTAGTGAAAAACGAGAAGATCGTGCTGTTCGTAGCACTAAAGGTGTAATTGATTACAGTGTTAAACAGCAAGAGAATACTACACCTCAAACTCCAGGCACTGGTGGTATGACACAGGGTTTAAGTATTCAACAAGAGCGTCAACGTAAGATGGGTGAAGCCAAAGAAAGAGCTCAGAGATTTAGACCTGAAATGGATGATACGATGGATGATATCTATGATTAAAAAATAATTAGTCTTAGAAATAATTACAATTAGGTTAAAATAGGATTACTATCAGTAATACAGTAATGGCTAATAGCGCTCAAAAGAAAATTGGCTATAGAGATATAGTTTATAACATCTATAGTAAGCAGTTTTTTTCATTAAAGCAAGGTGATAATTACGAACCAATAGATGCACGAGCGAGTGGTATCAATAGCGGTGGTACTGGAGATCGACCTACAGATCCAAATGCGGGTGATATTTATTATGACACAGACATTAATCAATTAATTGTTTTCAATGGTAACAATTGGGAAACAGTAGGTGGCGGTGGCGGAGGTAGCGGCTATTGGGTGGTATCAGGAAACAACCTAAATCCTATTAGTAATAATTATGATGTAGAGATCGGGGGCACGTTGCCTTCTGCGCCTAACATTAAGCTGAGCGCTGATGGCTCGGCTGAGTTTGGCAGCGGAAATATTGAAGTGAATGCGGACGGCAGCGCTAATTTTACAGCAGATGTAACAATCAACTCTGTGACTGTCGGTAGAGGTGAGGGTAACATTAACTCTAATACAGTAATAGGTGCCTCTGCTTTTGCAGCAAATACGACTGGTACAGATAACGTCGCTAACGGACGAGCTGCTCTCTTTTCCAACACTGAAGGTGATAGAAACACAGGTATCGGAAGAAGTTCTATGCTTAATAACGAAACTGGGGATAGCAACACGGCTATGGGAAACGAGGCTCTTTATAGAAACATTTCAGGTTCTTTAAACACAGCTATAGGACGTAGAGCCGGTTACTACATCCAAGGAAGCAGCAACACCATCCTTGGTGCTTACACAGGTAGCTCGGGACAGGCATCATTAAATAACACAGTTATCATTTCTGCTGGACTTACAGAGCGAGCAAGGTGTGATTCCAATGGCGATTGGGACTTTGGAAGTATTGTTCTCAAATCCCCTAACGGTACGTCCTTCCGTCTCTCTGTTGCTAATGATGGAACACTTTCAGCTTCAGCTGTTTAATCTTTCTTTTTGATTATGTATAACGTAACTTCCTTCCGTACAGACGCAGAAGGCATCATCTACATCTGTCACTGGACCTACAGCAATGCTAATGGTTCTGTTGGTAGCTCTGTAACCCTTGAAGCTCCTGTTGATAACATTATCCCGGTAGAAGCTGTAACTCCAGAAATGGTAGCTGGTTGGGTTGTAGATGTTCTTCCCAATACCTCTGAAGACTTCGACGCTCAGATTGCTGCTGATAAAGCACGTCGTGAAACTGAAGAATCTGCTGTTACTTACATCATATCTGAAGACGGTACTTACGAAGGTATTGAGTGAATTTTAACGCTTACTAATATCTCAAATCCATTGCAACTACTAATCTGAGTTCATAACTTAATCTTTATTAAGTTACCTAGCAGTCTTTGAATTAATTACATTGCTAGTGATAACATTCAATTACAAGAGAGATAAGTAAGGGATAGTTGCAGAAAAAAAACGTAAAAAAAAACCCTCCGTTAGGAGGGATGACTTACTGTTCTTATTTAGTGTAAGCGTGTCCACGATAAACAAATTTTCCGTGATGTTCTACTGATTTAGCATGAGTGGTGGACTTAACGCCACGGTAGTGGGTATCAAAAATACGGGCACGCTCTAGTTCTTTTTTTGCACGCGCCATTTGCTTACGAGCAGATTCAATGCTCATAATTTGAACGTTTGACATTTGGAAACTCCTAGTGAGATGTAGTTTCCCGTTGCTTCGTTTGCTTTCATCAAACTACTTGCGACCGCGAATGTGTAGCGGTTCAACGTATTTATAGTCTAATACATTTATGACCTTTGTGATGCGTAAGCTTACCTTTAGCAACGTTCTTCTTGATAGTAAATATAGGCATTGTTTTGCATACGAATAATATAGCTACTAACAGTAAAGATTGAGAGATATTAATGGACATCGCCCTAGTGCTTACTTATTTGACCGGCAGTATTAACCATAGGCTGATATCCATAAATAATGTGAGACAATTTATGAGCCAAAGCTATATAGGTTGCTTTATACTTTTTAGGACGATCAGTATTTACTTTGTGTTCGAATACAACTACACCCCATGCATCATTTTCAGCCATGATCGGGCACGCTAATAATTTTTGACTAGGACGATTCAAACAATCACAGAACTCCATCACTAATTCTCCAACTAATGTGGAATCAGTTCTACGAAAATAGCCTAAAGGAACTGGATCATTATGGCCACCTGCATTAGCGGCTGGAATCAAAGTTCGTGCATCTGGCCAGCTATAAACCCAAACAGATATTAAATCTTTATCAGCTGCAAGCAGTCTGTTTAAATAGATCTGAACCTCTTCTTTTCTACCATCTTTTTTAATAGCTACATGAAGTGGCAAATCATCCCAATGACTTTTATTGGTTTTATTTTCATACTCATTAAAAGCATACACCCCAAGAAAAGTGAGAAGTAATACTGAAATTATTTTTTGTAAAAAATCGCCCCAAGTCTTGCCTGGATTAACAAGACGAGTAATCAACTCAATAATCTTCTCCATAATCCTCCGAGAAGATTAAAGATCACAATACTATTTTACAAACCTTTACCGTGAACGATTATAAGTGAGGTATTAGTGAACATCGCTCCAGTGCCTACCTGTGTTCCCGGCAGCACTAATAGGGACACGAAACTTATAATATTGGCCAGCAATTGGTGCGGCTTGTACTAATAGTTGGTGGACATGGTCAGCTTCAGTTGGTACCACACTCATAACAACTTCATCATGCACGTAGGCACAGCGAGTGTAGTCACGGTTGTATGTAAGTCCTGCCTGGTCAAGCAAATCTTGCCCAACTACCACCCAACGCTTGCTGAGGATGGCTCCACATGATTGGAGTAGATAGTTGAGTGACTTATGCTCGCCGTCACAGAAGATTGGACGACCATCAAGACCTTTGAGCTTGCCAGTTTCACGCACCTTCAGCTTCACTGCATTAATCAGTAGTTCTAGTCCAGGGATTGCGTCAAGGAGCTTACGACGTAGGTCAGAGCCAAGTGCTTTCTTCTGTGCATCGGAATACTCAGGGTGTAAGATATGGCCAAGCTTGACATCACCCGCCCCATAGATGAAGCCGTAGATCAGCGGCTTCTCTTGTGACCTTGTGCATCCCACGCGGTCTGCGGTCTGCTGGTGGATATCACCGTTGCAAACAACGTCAGCAAAGGCCCCCTCATCAAACACGGATAGGTAGTGCCCGAGCGCCCGAAGTTCCAGCCCTTCCAAGTCAGCACCGACCATCACGTGGCCAGGGTGCGGAATAAATAGCTGACGTGCCCACGGTGCACTGACTACCTGCCCAAGGTTGGGACCACGGTGAGCGTTACGGCCTGTCTGTGTAGCAAGGCTGCAGCTGTGGTGTATACATTGGTCTTCCTCAATCTTATTGAACCAGGAGTTAGTACCCTCAGATAGCTGTCCTAGCCACTTCTGCAGAGTGAGCAAACGTATAAACATCTCGCACTCTTCATGGAGTAAACGTGCTTGTTCTCGTAACCGCTTGACTTTTTTCTCAGTTTCTAATCTGTCAGTAATAGAAGATGGTCCAGAAGTAATTATTTCTATGGAATTTGATGCAGCAAGTGCTTGGTCTCTAACTTCAGACAAGGTCGCTTCATCAACTCTAGGCTTACCAGAGTCAGTCACCTTGGTAAAACGAGCACCACGGAATTGCTGCAGCGCCCAAGCAATATTAAGTCTGCTGGTCGGCTTGAAATCAGTCAGCTTGGTAAATGGTGCACCAGCTACATAACCCTTAGCTTTGTTCTGACGCTTGGGCGAAAATACTTTTCCCGGCACATAGGGAAAGCGTTTAATAATCTCAGCTTCTAGCTCCTGCATTTCAGCAGAGAGTTCATTGCGTACACGCTCAGCAGCTTCTACGTCAAAGCGAAACCCTGAGGCTTCTTGCTGAGACATTAGCTCAGCCATACGTAGCTCTAGTTCTACAAAATCAAGCATAATCATTCATCCTGCGAAGCATTAATTCGTATAGTTTCAGTGTGACAAGTGTGTCTTGAATTGCATAGTCCAGCATTTCTGGGGTGTATACAGCCCAAGCACCTTCGTGTTTACCATAGTCGCCTTTGAAACACTTGAGCCTGTGACCCCACGCTTCCAAACTGTGTCTGCCATAAAGCTTTTGTGGCATACCAAGTGGCCGACGTTCGTGGTCACGGTCAGCAATGTGTGGATAGAACAGTCTGCTAAGAACAAGAGTATCTATAACCTGACCTTGGTAGTCAAAGTCATACGCTTCTTTAATTAGAGGTATGTCATAGCCGAGAAGATTGTGACCAATAAGAACATCAGCGCGGCGCAGACGTTCAATACCGTCATCAATATCAAGTCGTGGTGCATCCCACACGAGTGGTGTAGATGCATCACTTAAGTCACGTGCAACGATGCAGTGAATTTTTGAGCCACGACGCAAGAGGCCAGTGGACTCAAGGTCAAAGAGAAGTGCTGTCTGTGTCATCAGATTGTTCTGTAAGTTCTGTAGGGCTGAAAGCATTTGCTTCTGCCGGGCTTGCCGTATAGAGGTCTTTATCTGCGAATTGTCGTTCACGTTCGTCGAACGTTGGCGCGTTGTGGTTGGTGCTAAAACGTTGGTCGTCATCTTCAAAAAGTGGTTCAATTGATATTGCTAGTTCCCGTGCTAATCGTGCCGCACGTCTGAATTCGTCCTTGTAATAAGGCTCCCATTCGTGAGCAAGGACTACGATTTTACGAATGCCCATCAGATATAACTGAAAGACAGATGCAGAAAATGGATAGCGAGTGGAGTAGATAACAGCTCCAGTCACTGGTGTGCCACGTTTACAAGCAGTGGCAATGGCGTAGGTAATGCAATCAATTTCTACTTTGCAATCAGCAAGGATGCTTCTGCCGTCACCACAGATTTCACGGTCGCGAATAATAACGCAACCACCATGTGCAATCGGGTGCGTGCTTCCAGTAGCAACTTGTTTCGCAAGTCCCATGAAGTATTTATCTTTGTCTTTAATAAACGTTGGGTCTGACTTTGGTGCTGGCATATCTCACATATTGAGTCGTTTGTTTCTATATTAATGAAGTAAGAGTTCAAATGAGGCATATGGATTACGAGAAGTTCAAAGAAGAATATGCAAAGTTTAAAGAGTACAACATGTGGGAAGAGTATCAAACAGATGATGCACTCACACCTGAAGGTATTGAAGGCTTGAATGAAAGCTCGGCACGTCGTAAGGATGAAATTTATATCTGGTATAGTCCAAAAGATATGGTCAACAGTCCTGCGCATTACACACGTGGCAGTCAAGAAGTCATTGACATCATTGAGCAAGCCATTAGTGATGCACCTAGCACTACAGAAGGCTATCTACAAGGTCAAGCACTGAAGTATCTCTTACGTGTCTGGCTTAAGGACAACCCAAAGCAAGACTGTGAGAAAAGCGTTTGGTATCTTAATCGATTGATTAATAAACTCGACTGACATATGGCCGGCGTTAGCCGGCTAACATCTTTGAAAGTAAAGGTTTCCGTCTGCATATGAAAGAGATTCAAACTCTTGAATATGGGGGCGGATTTTTTCTAGCAATGTTTTAGTGTCTATAGAGGCGTGTCTGAATGTGCAAGCGTATCCCTCAGAGAAAGGGATGTGTTGATGGACTGGTATGTACCACATCAATGGAATAAGGCAGTCCCAAGGCTCAAGGCCCTGTGATGCCCAACAGTTCAGCTCTTCCAAGCGTGCTGCAGTTTTGATTATGTGTGCTTCATGTGCTTCAGTTTCAGGTAAGAACAATTCGTTGTATGGTGAGACGACGGCGTGCCTCCACATAATAGTCCCATCTCTTTGAATTAGCCTGCAAGGATGCACACGATTACCAGATGGTAAATCGTAAAGAGCACTAGGTGAGAGCTGTTTAACCATTAGACGTTACCCCTACGTTCGTCGTAATAGTCAAGGTCACGTTGCCAAGAATCACCAGTGAATTCATTAAGGCAGACACGACCGATATCACGGAAGCTGTTATAGAAAAGTGAGACTTTATCTACAGAAGTAATCGTTACATCAACGGGTGGACCATAGACAATGATATTCCACGTTGACGGGCAAACTGGTTCAAAGCCTTTAGCTGTAGCACGCAGCTGCTTGACACGTTTAAACGGAATGCAGAAAGGATAATCAAGTAGCACAGGTGCTGCTCTCATAATCTCAGAAGCATTCGTAAAGAATACAAAGCTATTGATATGGTGATTACGATATTCATTAATCGTTTTATTCAACCATATCCTTGTCGTTCTTACAGCCCCTTTAGGTGCAACAAATACATTGCCGTGCCAATGTTCTTGCAGTGGGTTAGCTTCTACAGATGGAACTGAAGTAGCATCAACCAGCACTTGTTGAACTGGGTCAGACGTGGGGTCAAAGTCAATTGAACCCATGACTGTTCGTGCACGCTCAATGATTTGAGGTGTGGGATATAACGGCAGCTTGAGTCCAGAAGCTTTTAGCTTATCCGCTAAATTCTGCTGTGACCGCTCGGAGGCTTTCTTGGCCCCCTCCTGCTTCGAGACTAAATGTTCTTGTTCCAGCATCACTGATCAATGTAATTAATACGTTTTTAGACCAGTCATTCTCATCAATCTCCTGCAATAGGCTACGCAAGAACTCGACAATCTCAGTATCTTCTTCACGTTCTGCTGAGATTAAATCAATCTCAACATCATGACCAGACATATAAGTTGTGGAATCGTTAACTAAGTTAATAACGAGGGAGCCTGCACCTGAGGATTCAACACCATTCATTGCGACATTAATTAAATCTGTAAGAATAAGCTCAGCAGTAGCAGCTAAGAACTTTTGCTCGTTCTGTTTCTCTTCGCCAAATTTATCTGACTGAAGAAGTTGCTGAAGTAAGTCTGTGCGTCTTGACATAATTGAATGACTCTTTAAT